TTCTTTATATCTTTTTTAGGAACATAGATGATTCTCATCTGACTATGATGTATTGAAGCTTCATTAATTCCCATTATTTCTCTATAAGAATATGATTCGTTAGCCTTAGCCATCATTTTAGCTAATTTTTCTAATTTCTTTTTGTCTTTTTTAGAAATGTTTTTCTTTTTTTCTATATCAGCCATTTGTTGAGTGATGTCTTGTTTTCCTTCTCTTTTCATAAAAGAATCAAATTCTTTTGTAGATAAAGAGTCTGCATCAGGTTTAGTCCTAGAATTAATTTTAGCTCTTAATTCTGCATTACCTCGACCGGTATGAGTACCATGATAAAAAGCATCTTTTCCACCTACCTTTCGGCGTGTAACAATATCATATGTGTGTGGTTTATTGATATCTCCAGTTCTGATTTTTTTTACAACATCATACTCTTTGAGATTCTCTTCATCATCTTCTTTAAAAAAATTAGGACTTAATTTTTTCACACTAGCAGTAGACAAAGAATCAGATGGATTGTATATTGCCTTGTCACTAGCATTATATCTTGCTTTATTGGATGCAAATTGCATATCTTTAGAAGAACCCTTACCACTATAAAATCTTCGACCCTCTGGTCTCTTTACCTGATAAATATTATTAGCTTTATATACATTGCCTTTTTTTGTAATAGATTGTTTAACATCATATGGAACTTCAGGAGTCCCATAAACATCTTCTTTTTTAATCAAATGAGGACCTGCTGGTTCTTCACCTAATTCACCATTCTCACCATATCCACAAGTTCCTTCAGTAAGTCTATTTATTTTAGCACCTTTTAATAAAGCTTTCAATTCTTTTCTAGTTAAAACTATTCTCTTATTGCCAGAAATAATAACAACTTTATCCATACCCCAATGCATTTGACTTCTTGGTGATATTTTAAATTTACCTGTTGTTGCTTCATCTATGTTATTTTCTGTAACAGGTTCTTCATATTGATAATATACACCATCTTTATTTACTTGGCCTACTCTGTGAAGTTGTTCCATATCTTGAGGTGAAAATTTAACTATTTTGATTGCCATCTCTTCAATAGTTTCTTCAACTAATTGTTCTAAAATGTTTCTAGTTAATTTCATTTACCTCTCAATTTTTTCAATTTGTTTTTCTGTGTTTTCACTTTACCTTTTTTAACTTCATCTAATTTAACCTTAGACTTGTCAACTTTATCTATAAATATATTTTTATCAACTTTTACATCAACAGCACCTAAGTCTTTCTTAGATACTTGTTCAATTGAATCAACTTGTTTTTCAATAACTTGAGTTTGTGGTGTAAATACTTTTGATTTAAATTTAAAGTTTTTACTTACAAACTTCAACAACAACTTTAAAGCAAAATAAATTTGCCAAATGACAAAACTATATATAACTAAGTGTTCAATATGATGAACAAGTTGATAAAATAATTTATCAGACATATATTAAATCTTTTTATTAATATCACCGATAGGTTTATTTGTTACAATATTACTACCTATGTCTGCTAATCTTTTAGTAGGTCTTGCTGCTTCTACTGCTTCTTTTGTTATACCTGCTAATCTAAGTAATTTTGCATCTGCAGTTTCTTCAATATCTTCACCTTTGATAGCTTTACTGATTGCTTTTCTTCTGTTTGCTAAATATTCATCTGAAGAATCCTCGTCACCATCATTATCAATATCACCATCTTCTTGCCCTACAGCGTCCATTTTTTCATTTACAAGATGTTCATCAATTTCATAATAACGATTTAATACATGCCCCATATCTTCATATAGACCTTGCAATCTTTGATTTAAAGCATGAGCTTCTGTTGCAGTTTTCTTAAATTCTTTTACACTATTTTTAAGAATACCCATATTTTTATTAACTGAAACTTTATCAAACCAATCACCTTGCTCTCCAAGTATGTGAGTATGAGCATTTTCAGCTATTTTAGAAAGTTGTTGTGCAACTTCCATTATATTTCCATTATTGAAAAGTGATTGACCAATAGAACCAAAGTTTTTAACACCTTCAACTACTTCGTGTTTATCAATCTGTGGTTTTTCATCAAATGCTTCACTTAACAATTCTACTAGTTTTGTCATTTGTTTTCTCCTTGTTTAGCTAATCCACTGCTAATATCATTCGGTGCACCATCAATATCTAGTAATGATGCTTTAGCACCTACATTTGCTAATCCAGTTCCGTTAGCTAAAGCAGCTCCTGGTACTGGTGTTTCATCTATATTTAAATCTGAACCGGCTTCCATTAATGTTTCTAAACCTTTACCTTCTGCTAAAGCAACCGAGTCTTTGGGTACTTCATCGATATTAAGCTGTGAACCAGCATTAGTTAAAGATTCAAGTCCTTTACTTTCAGCAAGACCATTAGTTTGTTTAGTCTCCTGAGGTTGAAAAATTGATGTCATATCTTCTAAAGCCATTTTTTTCTCCTATTTGTATACATATATAAATATTAAAAAAATATTATTTTAACTATAATTCCTACTAATGCTGTATAAGCTACCCACATAGCTTGATTAATTGTTTGTTTCCATCTCACTAATGCTTTGAACTCATCAGTATCAATTTCTTTTCTCCAATAAGTATTTTTATTTACTCTCACAATTAATCCATCTTCTGGGTCTAATAAAATTTCTTTAATTTCTTTTACCGTCTCGTGTATTTCGTCAAGTTGACCATTTGTTATATTTGACTCAATACATTCTAATCTTTGTAATATATCTTTATTTGTTGCCATTATCTTATTCTTTTACCTTTTTTTCCACCAAAGTATTTTCTAAATCTATCAATGATTTTATCTTTGGTCAAGACACTCATTAAAAAATCTACTTCGTATGGGTATGCCCGTCTTGCATCACCTCGTTGAAATCCTCTAACTAAATCAAAAAAATCAATCACACCTGCTTTAGCCTTTGACATCCAATCTTTTATTACTCTGTATTGTAATTTTCTCAATTCTTTAGAGTAACTTTTTAATGCACCATCTACAATTTTTTGAGCTTCCGGTGATGAAAACTGAGGTGGACTAGCTATTCCAGCAAAAGATTGTTCTGTTACTTCTCCACTTGTTAACAAATAATCACGAGACTTGTTTAAATTATTTGAAGCTATAGATATTTTATCCATCCACCAAGCAGGTAAAGAATCTTCTGGATTCATTGTACTTAATTTTTCTAACATTTCTTGTGAATCTTCAATTGATAATTTTAATTTTCTTACAGCAGAAGGTACATCAATATGTCCATCTTCATTAAGTTTTTTTTTTAATTCTTCTTTAATTATCTGTTTAATTGTTGATTGAGATATCACACTAATTTCCTCATAATTTTATCATAAGTCTTTTTAAATGTAACTAAATTCTTTTTATAAGCATCTAACAACATTGTAGCTTCTTTATCTAATCCTTTTTTTCTTAACATTTCATAAAAATCTAAAACAGATGCTTGATGTTGTTTCATTGATTTAGAAATTTTATTAGTATGTTTTCTATATTCATAAGATGGTCCTTCACTTAATAATGCACCTGAAGGATTATAACTATCATCTTGTCTTCTTTTTTTATCTCTTCTTTTTTTAATTGCTTGTAGTGTTTTATATGCTCCATAAGCAGCACCTAGTCCTAAAGCACCTTTAGCAAAAGGACTCATTCCACCCGATTTTTTATCATCTGTTTTATTATCTGTTTTTGTATCTGTTTTTGTATCTTTTTTATCATCTGTATATGTTGAACTATCAGTTGTATTTTTATCATATGCTGTCGTATCTAAAACATCTGTCTCTCTTTTTTCTGCTGGTTCATTATCTACATTACTAAATTTATTGCCTTTTGAAATCTGGGATAAAGGACTTGTATCTGCTCTCAATCCTTGACCCATGGTGGCACCTAGTGTTCCTCCTAGCTGTTGATAAAATTTATCAACTTCATTATTGTTCTTTTTCAACACAGAAACAAAATCTGTTTGTGGGACTAATTTACTTTTTTCTACAGGAATCAATGAATTTGTACCATCAGGATTAGGAACTAATTTATTTAGTTCATTAACTTTAAAAGGAGGATTGTCTTTTGCAGTATAGACTTTTCCCATTTTCATAGCTATTTCGTTTAAAAATTGTTTTTCTCTTTTCATTAAACTTCTCTTTTAATTCGTTGAATGTATTGTTGTAATTCTTGTCTTGATATACCTAATGCCTTAACAACTGCAAACAATACAGCAATTCTTTTCATTTTATTTAAATTTGCTTCCTTGACAGCATCTACGAATTTTCCCATCCATCTTTTTACTTGAGCAGGTACAATTACTTTAGTGTAATCCACTTCATTTAATTTTTCTTGATGGCGTTTCGTTGTATCTTCAATAGTAGGGAGAGGTTGTCCAAATTCTCTTTCCCAAACAAAAGATTCTTTTATTATATCTTTTAATTTTTTCATTACTTCATCTCCCTTAATAATTTATGCATCCTGATTTGATACTCGATTATAAATTTTTTGTATAAAGACATTGCTTGTTTAGCTTTAGTTCTATTTATTTTATTAAATTCTCTAGATACTGCAAAGTTATTCTTTCTAATTGCTTTCAAAGAACTATCTAATTCCTTTTTAAGTTTTTTAGGAACAGCAGGATTAACTGCCTCATTTATTAATATGTCTTTTAATTTTATCATTTTCTGTTAAATTTATCTAAGTTCATTAAACTATCTAACATTTCTTTATCAGTTTGTTTCTTAGTAAAATCGTATTTACCCGTGTTCGTTTTAGGTGTTTGTTTAACTACTTTTAAAGAATCTACAGGTTCAGATTTAGGTTTGATTGTCATAGAGCCTCTTGACGATTTAGATGGTTTATTAGTATAAAATTGATTTTTACCAGTTTTTATAGTGTTTCCATTTTTTTGTCTTATATCATATTCATATTCTTTTTTTTCTGGTTCTTGTGTAGTAGTAGATTTTGGTTTTTCATCGCTACCAAAGAAATAATTATATCCTTTTTCAAGAGCATATGGTATTCCTATCCACTTTGCAGCCTCTTTAGCATAAGGCCAAGCTAATCTGGCAGCTGTCGCATAGCCTTCATTTACTTGTACTCTTTCTATTAATTCATGCACTTGTTTTCGTGATACTTTGGACTCGTTTTTCTTTTTCTTTTTCTTTTTAGAAGTAAGGAATCCTGCTGTACCTCCAATTGCACCACCACCTATTTTATATTTTAAATCTTGTGCTGCTTTTGCATCAAGATAATCTAGTTCTCTTTCCTTGTAATTTGCTAAATCTTTTTTATATTTTAGATATTTTTTATAATCATCAGTTGTTTTTATTAAATCTCCCATTCTTTTAGATACATCGGGAGGCATTAGATTTCCAGTTTCATCTTTGTATCCAGAACCTCTAAGCAATGCTTGCATTTCTGCATTATCATAATCTTTTTTATAATCAACGGTAGGTTTTTTGTAATCTTCAAATCCTTTAGGAGTTTTACCTTTTGAAATCATATCACCTATAAACATACCACCTAGTGACCCTAAGGCAGTTTGAAGCATGTTTTCATTAATGAATTTTTTTATGTGTTGTTTTTTCATTATTTTTTTCTCACTACTTTGTTGTAATGATAACTCTCTTCAGGGTCTTCTTTCTTTTTTTTCTTTTTATCCGCTTGTGATTTTGCTAAAAGACCTAATGAAGTTAAACCTGCTACAGGTACTATTGATTTACTAAATGTATCATCTTTTGCTGTTTGATATGCTGCTGCCTCAGCATCTTTTACAGATTGTTTTATATCTACACCTTTATCAGTACGCGTATATGTAGAATCATCTGGTGTTTGAACATTTCCAAGCATTTCTTTAGCATAGTCGACTAAATCAGGGTCTGTCGCTAGTTGATACGTTGCATAAGTTGGAAATAATTTACTACTTATATATGTTAACGCATCTTTACCTTTCTTTGCTAAACCTGCTCTTTCAGTTATTGTAGCATCATCAACTTCAACTTTTATATCTTGTGTACCTGTTAGTTTATATCCTAATACTTCTGAAGATTTTTTTCTTAATTCGTTAAATGCTTTTCTTTGTGATTTTGGTAATGCTCCTGCAAAACCCTCTGACTTTAATTTTTTTATTCGTGTATTTAATAATTCTTGATTATTTTCATTTTCTCTTTTTATATTGTTTTTAAAATTAGCAACCTGTGTTTGAAATTTTTTTGTTATTTCGTCAGGTGTATTTTCTTGCACTGATTCTTCTTTTTTCTTCTTTTTTTTCTTTTTCAATAATGATGATGCAACAACTGGAACACCTATTCCTAATGCAGCAGTTTTTAATGCCCCAGACATTTTACCCTTTGATTTAGCATCTCCAAGATTTTGACCTGATGAATAATATTTATCAACATCTATAAGTTTTTGTTGGTCTTCAGGTGATAAAGATTCAAATTCAGATTTTGTAAGGCCTCCAGGTTGGTCTGCCATTACAGGTGCAGTGTAATCAGGTATTGGATTAAGAATATTACCACCTGTTGCAATATCATAAGCTTGTGCAGTAGCTAAAGCCGTGGTGAGTTTATTATTTTTTACTACATCAATACCTTTTTGTACAATATTTTTTGATTTATCAGGAGTTTGTCCTGTTTTTATCATTTCTTTTTCAGCGGCGTATTTTGGTTTAGGTTTAGTTTTTACATTAGTAGTTTTAGGTTTTGCTTTTGTAACGTCTTTAACGTATTTATACGCTCCTTTAATAGCATCCCAAACCGCTCTTCTTTCTTCTATACTTATACGGTTAGATTCAATAAGATGTCTGATATCATTGTTTAAGTTTTTATTTTTCATAAATATTCTCTTTAACTACAATGACTTTCTTCTTTCTCTTCTTTACTTTTTTTACCCTCTTCAGTGCTAGTATCAGTAACACTAGTATCAGTACTAGTATCAGTTTCAGTACCAGTACCAGTATCAGCTTTTTTAGGACTAAAAATACTCTTACCATAATCTACAGCTTTTTGAACTGGTTCTTGTAAAAATCCTAATTTACCTTGGTCATATAATGATTTACCATATGCCCCAAGTCCCAATAATGCTGCACCTTTAGCTAATTTTCCCAACAAACTTTTTTCTGCAAGCATATTTCTTACATTTTCATTTGTTGATATTTGTTCACCAATGAGTTTTCTAACATTATTTGTTAAATTTTCATCATATCTTGTTTTCATAATGTGTTCTCCAATTGAATCTTGTTTTTTCTTTTTTTTGTCTTTCATATGTTTATATACCGTTCCAACACCTAATGCACCTAAACCTAATGCAGCCTTATTTTTATCAAGTGATTGTAATATTTTATCAACTTGTGCCATTTTTTCATCTGGAGTAGGAGTAGAATCCGTAGATTGTTTATCATCAGTTTCTTCTTTCATATCTTTTTTCTTTTTTTTATCTTTAATAGCTTTCAATGCTAGACTACCTCCTCCTACAAGTGCTGCTGGTACAAGTAAATTTGAAACATTTTTTCCCGTTGTTGTATCAGTGCTATTAGTAGTATCAGTAGTAGTAGTAGTATTACTATCATTACTATCTGTTGCTGACATTACTTGTACATTTCGTATACCTTGTTTAAATTTATCAACATCACCATCTATTCTTGCTTGTAATGCTTTTTGTAATTCTTTTTTTTGGCCTTCGTTGCCATATTTAGCTAAAAGAGCAGCTTGTTCCATATCATTTTGTTGATAAAATAAATCATTTAACCCCTGATACCTTTCTCTAACCATTTTTTTTATCAAGTGTTTCACTCTTTGCTCTCTTTTCACTTTTTCAGGTTTCCCTTTATGTTTCGTTGAAGCAAAATCATCAACATCATCTTTGTCCATTGTTTTAGCTACTTTACCAGCTTCACCTTCTTTAGGAGTATCACCTTTTTGCATCGACTTCACAAGACCGAAAAATCTTTGTTGTGATTTCGATACAGCTGGCATCAGTTACCCCCTTATAATTTCGTCAATAATACCTTCAACTTTACAATCGTGACAACATATACCATCTCTTGTTCCAACACTTTCATTTAATTTACTTTCATTTGTAGGTGCCATAAATGCTCCATGTGTGGATGGATTAGATACAAAGTCAAATGCAATCAATTCAAAATCTGGTTGAACTTGTTTAATATCTCCGTCATCACCTTCTTCTTCTTTTATTTCTTTTACTGAACCAAGTCCTCTTGATGATATACCAAGTTTGATACCTGATTTAAATAGTTCTTTTAATATGTTTCCAGCCGGTGTTCCTAATACTTCAACGGTTCCTTTTAAATCATCACCGTCCCAATGCATCTCTAATACATTGTGTGATGCATTATTTAAATTCACTACAGAAGAATCTGGATGGTCTAATTCACCTAAAGCTCTTCGTTCTTTGATATTCACATCAGAATATTTTTTAGCTTCTCTCATCAAAGTTTCTCTAGGATAAACTCTTCCATTTTGATTCTTTGCTTCTGCTCTTTGAAGCACTCCTTTAACAACCAATCTACCATTGTTCTCTGTTATAGATTCATTGATGGCTTCTCTTGATATTTCAAATGGCATATAATCTACTAATAATTGTTTACTCATTATCTTACCCTCACATATACAAATGTTACATCACCAGCCGCAGGAGAACCAGTTGCAGTCCACGCATGTGGTTGAATAGGTAATGTCATCGGCCCGTCTGTTGTTAATTTTATCCCGCTCTGCATTGTTTCATTAGTAGTACCACCAATTGAACCAGTGGTTTGATACAAAAATGAATATGTTTGGCCAGCTTTATTTATTATTACATAATTCGGTCGTTCTTGAATTACTTTATGTGTAGGTGTAGTTACTTCATTATGTGTATCATTAAAATTAGGTGTTTTGGGAAACATTTGATAATCTTTTCCACTTTGAGTAGCACTCTTAGCTTGATACATTGATGCTGTTATTTCTGCTGGCATTATATTCTCCTATATTTTGTTCCAAGAGTTTCGTTTCAACCAAATATCTCTAAACATATTATTGATAATTTCTTTAACAATTTTTCTTACTTGTTGAACATCTTTTGGTTCTAATTCTTCTTTAATTTTTTTCTTTTTTTTACCTTTAAAAGCAAAAGGTGTCATATATCCTGGAGTGGCAGCTGTAGTGGTTATTTCTTCTAACTCGTCCTCTGTCAGTTCATCAAGTATTTCTTTTATTTTATTTTTTAGTTGATTTCTGTCCACTTTTCTTTAACTCCTTTAAGAGTTCCATATATCTCATAGTTTGTAAAACATCAGTATCTTTTACAAATTTAGATTTATTCTCTGTACCACAAAACTTATCAATAGAATTTAAAGCCTCATTCATTTTTATTTTCACTACTTCGTCTTTTAATTTAGATTTATTTTTTACTAAATCTTTTTTTAACTCTGATACAATTCTTTTTAAATTCTTTTTAAGAGAATTTGTATTAGATATGTTATTTATATATTCTCTCAAAAGATTTTTTTGTGATTGATTTAATTTAGAATATTTATTATTAAATTTTTCTAATAAACTTTTATAAGTTAATATTCTTAATTCACTACTATCAGGTATTTTACTACCACCGAATGATTCAGATAAAGTAAGATTATTTTCAGTAGTGGTTACATGCTCTACTAAATTAAAAAAAGATTCTGTTTTATCTTCTGGTCGAATATCAATGTATTCAAACAAAGTATAAATAGAAGCATATGTTTTATAGTTTTTTACTTTTGTTGCAAAAAGTTCATCTACATTATATCCTTCTTTTAATTCTTTTATTAAATTATATTTCTCTCTTCTTAATTTTGATTTGTTTAATTTTTGTCTTTCGTTCAAAACTTCATTAATAAAAAATTCAGCTTTCTTATCATTGTTGAATTTTTTTGTTATTAAAGCATTGTACAAAGCTAACTCTTTACCTAATTCGGAAGATTCGTTAAATCTTCTTTTTATAAAATGTACGGCCTTAGAGTTATTCTTCTTGTTAAGCACATCCGTGGTTATTTGTCTGAGTAAAAATTCAAACAATAAACCAGTATTACGGACTTTTGAATGTTTAACTTTAGCATGCATTCTTATATCTCCGTTCTATTGTATGTATATTTATTCATATATAAATATAAATTTTTTTGTAAATTAGTTAAAATAAAATTATTTATCTTCATCAATTATTGATTCCTCACTTAAAATACTTTTATTAATATTTTTGAATTGTTTTTTCAATGAATCTAAAAGGCTAGTTTTACCGTCAAGAGTTTTTTCTATACCGTCTTTTGCTAATATAGTTCCACCTTTACCGACAGCCAATGGTGATTTACCTTTGAACTCTCGTTTTCCATATCGTTCTCTTTCGTATTTTACCGCATCGTGCATATCCTTAGCTTTATATTCATTACCATATTCTTTTTCACCAGTACCACTTCGTCTATCACCACCCCATTCACCTCGTCTAGCAGCTCCTTCAATCTCATCATCAGTAGGCTCTCCAACTGGAGGTTGAGTCGCAGGGTCTTGACCTTGAGAGGCTATCATTTCAATTCTAAATTGTTCTTTAGTGTCTGCTAAAATCTGTTGATATATTTCTGCCTTATCACCATCATTTAAATCAAAAATATTTTCATAAATCCATTCACGAGACATAAGTTTTGTTCCTAACAATTGTTCTGCTATTTGTGTTTGTTGAGCCAATAACTCTAATTTTTCTTGCTGATGTATCATTGATGGATTAGTTAATTCTAATTCAAAATCAATTAAATCTGCATCCTCAAATCCTTGTGTGTATAAATGAACGATAGCAATCTTTTCTAATTCAGCACATACTACTTTTTGTAGTCTTTCAATCGTTCTTGCAAATCTAACATCTTCAGCTGCAAGTGTAGCTTTACTTCCAATGTTTTCATCGTAACCTAAAAATGCTCTCGGTACTTTTAATGCCGCCATTAATTTACCTCGGAGATATTCAATATCTTGAATAGCATCTTGATTGGATAAACCTGGAAGTGTTTCAATACTTGTTCCACTATCACCACCACGAACAGGTAAAAAATAATCTTCTGTTACTGACTCGACATTATATCTTAAATTATATTCTCCAGTTGATTGGTCTATTACAGGAATCTTTTTCATTTTGTTAATAATTTGATTCATATAATTTTCTACTTCATTTGGTGGAATATTTCCAATATCAAGTCTAAATATTCTTTTCTCTGGTGCTCTCATAATTCTGTGAATCAACATAGCATCTTCCATAAGAGTTAATTGTTTCCATACTTTACGAGCACCTTCCATCATAGATTTACCGTATGGTAGAAAATTAGCATCACCATATAGTCTGAAGTGAGCAACTTCATATGATTGTAAAAATCCGTTACTATTTTTGTCTTTTGTATTTCTACCTTTCGTTCTACTCACACCACCGTTGGCCTCAGCTTCTAAGACTTCAAACTCTACTTTTTTAGGGTCTTTTTCATCGTGTCCTTCTAATCTCACAACATCATAAACAGATAATGGTTTCACATTAACTATACCAAATTTATCAAGAATATCTAATTGTAAAAAGAAATCACCATATTTAGTCATATTACGAATCCATGGCCATAAATTAAATTCTACATTTAATATGTCATAAAATAAATTATGTAATATTTTTTGTATTTTTTGATTACTTGTTTTTATTTTTAAAATTCTATTTTCTACATTATCAACCGTAGATTCATCTGAGTATATATCAAGTGCAGAAGATATAATTGGGTCTGAGTCCATTAATTCATAATCTTTAAATAATTCTTTCCTCTGAGCATCATATGCATTTTTAGCATTCTCTCGTCTTGCATATCCTGCACCCCACGATGTACCTTGTGCATTATATAGTCGATTGTATCTATCAATAAAATTAGATGTTAGACCTGACTGCATCATATCAACATCTTTAACTTTTATTTGACCTTGTTCAGTTTGTCTAACTACAATTTGACTTTGGAATAATTTTCCTAATCTTGTAAATAAGTTTTCGTTTTGTGCCATTTTTACCTCTTGTTTATCCT